TACAATGCTCATGCAGTGTTTGTAAACAACAATGTCATACGCCATGTTTAGGTACTCCTGATGATATTGAACGAATTATAGATGCTGGTTATGCCGACAGGTTAGCACTGACAAACTGGGCTGCTGGTATATTCTTAGGGGTTATTAATATTGCTATTCCGATGATTCAACCTGTTTCCGGCAAAGAGTTTTGTGCTTTCTTCGAAAATGGACTGTGTATCTTACATGATAAGGATTTGAAACCCACTGAAGGGCGTTTGTCTCACCACACTGTCAGGAAGGATAACTTCAATCCAACTATGAGTATTGCTTGGAACGTTGCGAAAGAATGGCTGATGCCAGAGAATGAGGATGTACTTTCTCGTGTAGTAAATAAATTCTTGAATGCGAGGAAGCCATGAATGTGTATCAATCAATACCTCGTAGAGATTGTAGGGTGTTTGCTAAATGTGGGGCAAAATCCTTATCACATTGCCGGCGGCATCGTGGAACTGATGGTGAGTGTAAAAACTGTACTCTTATTCATCGCAAACCTCGCAATCGTATTATAGATGCTTCAGGACGTGAGATGAAAAAATGTACACACTGCGGAAATTACTTCTACTTGAACCGGTTCTACAATCGTATAGTAGTGAGAAAGGGTAAGGAATATCATTTATTGACTTCTTGGTGCCGCATGTGTATGTCTGAAATCAATAATCAAAGAAATTTGAAGAAAAGAAATGAGTAGTATAAATTTATTATATATTGACCTGTTTTGTGGAGCAGGTGGAACCTCGACAGGAGTGGAATCTGCAAGAATTGATGGTAAACAGTGTGCTAAAGTAATAGCCTGCGTCAATCACGATGCCAACGCCATTGCAAGCCATGCGGCCAATCATCCGGATGCATTGCATTTTACGGAAGATATTCGCACGCTGGAACTTTCCCCGCTAATTGAACATCTTGCCAAATGTAAGGCTCAATATCCGGGTGCAGCGGTCGTTCTTTGGGCGAGCCTGGAATGTACGAACTTCTCCAAAGCAAAAGGTGGGCAACCTCGGGACGCTGATAGTCGCACACTTGCTGAACATCTTTTCCGGTACATTGAAGCTATTTGCCCGGATTACATTCAGATTGAAAACGTTGAAGAATTTATGAGTTGGGGTGATATGGACGAAAACGGAAAGCCTATCAGCATGGATAAAGGTAGACTATATCAAAGATGGGTACGCAACGTAAGAAAGTATGGCTACAACTTTGATTTCCGTATTCTCAATGCTGCCGACTATGGTGCATATACTACTCGAAAACGCTTCTTTGGTATATTTGCCAAAAATGGATTACCGATAGTATTTCCACAACCCACTCACTGTAAAAACGGTAAACAAGATATGTTTGGTCGTTTGGAAAAGTGGCGCCCGGTTAAAGAGATACTGGATTTTTCCGATGAAGGAACAAGTATTTTTCGTGAGAAGCCACTTGCTGAAAAGACAATGGAACGTATCTATGCCGGCCTGATAAAATTTGTAGCCGGGGGCAAAGATGCTTTTCTTATCAAATATAATTCCATGAGCCGGACTGGAAAATATAATGCCCCTGGGATTGACGAACCATGCCCGGTAGTAGCTACGCAAAACAGACTGGGAGTTGCGCAGGTATGCTTTCTTTCAAAACAGTTCAGTGGACACCCCGAAAGCAAGAATGTTTCTATTAATGAACCAGCCGGAACAATTACATGCAAAGACCATCATGCGTTTGTATCAGCCCATTACGGTAACGGATTTAACCGCTCAATAAATGAACCGTCTGCAACCGTAACAACGAAGGATCGGTTATCTCTCGTTTCTCCATATTTCATAGACCAGCAATATGGAAACAGCAAACCTTCATCTACAGAAAAGCCGCTTGGATGTATTACCGCCAATCCTAAGTACAATCTTGTTAGCTGCAAGCCGTGGATTATGAATACAAACTTCTCCAACGTTGGTAGTAGCATAGAAGAGCCCGCACAAACAGTCACTGCAAATAGAAAGTGGCACTACCTAATGAACCCTCAATTTAATAATGCAGGTGGTTCCGTTGATAATCCATGCTTCACTCTCATAGCACGTATGGATAAAATGCCGCCTTATTTGATCGCAACTGAAACTGGACATGTAGTAATCGAGATTTATGATACCGACAGCCCTATGACAAAAAAAATAAAAGAGTTCATGGGCTTATACGGGATAATTGATATTAAAATGCGAATGCTACGCATACCTGAACTAAAGCGTATCATGGGATTTCCAGAAAACTATGTGTTAATTGGTACACAGGCTGACCAAAAGAAATTCATAGGGAATGCAGTCGAAGTTAACATGGCACGTGTTCTCTGTGAATGTATTAGTAAAAAGTTACGTGAACTAGGGTCAGTTGCAGCATAAAATGGCGTTAAATTGGCGAATGTTCTGTTTGTAAAACTTGTCAATAATGATTACCTTTATAGATGTAAATAATTAAAAGTCAAACATGTAAATAACAAATAGAACTATGAATAAAGTGATTTTAAACGAACAAAAGATAATTGACAATATAACAGAAGGTTATCCTGTTACAGTTACACGGGAAGACGGTTTCAAGTATATTATTAGCATGGAACGTAAACGAGGTGAAGAAGTATATTCATATCAGTTCGGACGCATTAAAAGAGAATTTGATTCTTTTGATAGTTTGGAAAATGCACTTAGTTCATATGAATTTACAGAGGTTATTTTTTAATACAAGAAAAAGAATGAGGAAAGAAGGTATAAAAAGACAGGATTTTGGATGTTGTCCTGGTCATGATAAGTTTCCCAATCATACCTACAATACCCGTGCTTCAAAGAAAGCCAAACGACGAACAGATCAACTTGCTAATATGCGTGCAAGACGTTGGGCGAGACGGGAATTATTAATTGAATTAGAACTATTGATTAATGACTAACAAGATAAGAAAGGAATGATTATGGGATGGGGATTTTTTATATGTCAAACTGATTGTAAGAACCGAAAAAGACTAACCGAATTTTGGTTACACAAAAATTTTATCGGTGTACATTATCATGGCTGGGTTGATTTAAACCAGAAGAAATTAGCAGAATCGTGTACAAGGCATAGAAAGTTTAAAGATAACTACTACGTAGCAATGGAAACTATAATACCATTCTATGTAATTAGAAAGATTATATTTTCTCCACGGGTTCTTTGGGAATTAGCAAAGTGGTTTATCGGAGCTTGGAGATATAATAATCGGAATAAATAATTCTCATAAGAAAAATGATGAACATTGGAATTGTAGATGTAGACGGTCATCACTTCCCTAACTTTGCTCTTATGCGTGCGTCTGCATATCATAAAGCGAGAGGTGACCAAGTGGAATGGGCTACCCCTTTCAATCAATATGACAAGGTATTGGCAAGCAAAGTGTTTACTTTCACTCCAGACTTCAATTACTTGACTTTGCAGGCTGACATAATAGAGAAAGGTGGGACTGGCTATGACATAAAGAAGCAATTATCATGTGAGATTGAAAGTAGTGTATTAATGGACTATTCCATTTATCCTCAATATAACTTTTCTCTTCAGTTTTTCTCACGTGGTTGCATTCGGAAATGTCCGTTTTGTTTGGTTCGTGAAAAAGAGGGATATATCCAGGCAGTAGAACCGGTTGAGTTGAATCCTAAGGGAGAATGGATCGAGGTGTTAGATAACAATTTTTTTGCAAACCCTGAATGGCAGGATGCGATCAATTACTTACAGAAAAAAGGGCAAATGGTTAATTTGCACGGTGTTGATGTACGTATTATGAATGAGGAACAGGCTTTTTATTTGAGTAAGTTGAAATTGAAAAGAAGAATCCACATCGCTTGGGATTTGCCGGAGATTGACCTTACAGAAAAGTTGAGAGAAGTTACTAAATATATCAAGCCTCGTAATTTGTCTTGTTATGTCTTAGTAGGTTTTAACTCCACAGTAGAACAGGATATGTATCGACTAAATAGGCTTAAAGAGTTAGGAATTTCTCCTTTTGTACAGCCATACCGGGACTTTAATAATGACCGCAAACCGACTTTATATGAAAAGGATATTGCACAATGGGCTAACAAGCATCAAATATTTAAAACCTGCGATTTTGCAGACTTCTCACCAAGGAAGGGATTTAAATGTAACTATTATTTAAAGCAAAATAGAGATGAAGAAGATACTACTTATCTGCACACTTCTTGTCCTGATGGTAGGATGTGTTCCACAGAGAAAATATAAAGAGAATCGCTTCACGAAGCAATTTCGGCAAGCTGATTCTGTGTTTAACGAAAAATACGGATTACAATGAAAAGATTGATATTAAACGTATTGGGGCGCATATTAGGTTACAGGCGATACGTGTGTCCTAATTGCAAGAAAGTGAATTATCTGAAATGTAGTGATGAATTGACAGCCGGATATTGCCGGAACTGTGAACATCCTATTTGGAATTAATGTATAACATTGTGAAAGGAGTTAATTATGTTAGAAAAAGAAGTTACTAAGAAAATCTATGTTGCAGATGACAACAAAGAATTCTTATCTAAAGAAGAATGTGAAAAGTACGAGACGTTTGTGAAAGAAATACTTTCAAGGATTGAGTATTTCTGCATTAGTTGCCAGCCTGATTTAACGGAAACCGGTTTGTTTCAACATAAAATTTATGTTGCTGTATATTCCAATAATTATTATCACAAAGAGATTGCTTTAAATTGGGCTATAAAGGCATGTGGGTATTTGGGACAGAGTGTACAAGGATACGGTTTTCAGCCTAATTTCTCATTGAGTAAATCTGATAAAATAGGCTTCGATGAATGTAAGCCTACAATATGGGGTGGTACAGATTTAAAAAGTGAAAGAATTTTCCTAAGTCCAATAAAAGTTGATGGATTTCCGGATAATATTGATTATATGAGAGAATGGGGATTTAAGTAAATTCAAGAATAGAAAAGAATATTATGGAAATACATAGAATGAAGCCGGAGAATCCTATTATCATCGTTGATGAAGAAGAATTCGACCGGATTGACGCAATAGCCAAGCTGAAAGAAGAAGAGGTGGAGAAACTTGCCAAAGAGATGTTCTTGCGTCATGTTAAATCGAGTGGAATATCAATGCGCTTCCGTATAAATGGTGTGGAAAAAGTAATAAGACAACAGGTTATTACCGAATTGAATTACGATGAACGTGGTTGGCCGGAATCTGTATCTGAAGAGGTTAAGCATACCATTGTAGATGATATTACCCATTACATTAACAAACATTTTGAACACTACAAAGATGATTGTAAATCAGTTGTAGAATATGAATGGAATTTATGTAAAAGTAAGCATGAAAGAAAGATTAAGTATTGGAAGTCTCTTTTTTTCATTACTTTTTCAGTACTGATAGTTGAGTGTATTTATAGAATAGTTCAATAAATCGAAAAGCATATGAAAGCTATTTCAGTAAAACAGCCATGGGCTTATTTGATATGTTCCGGAGTGAAAGATATTGAGAATCGTACATGGCCATGCCCTAAGAAGTACATAGGAAAACGTGTACTAATCCATGCAAGCGCAGTACCGATAGAAATGGTAAATCCTAATAGTGTATTTACAAAAGCTCAATGGGATCGGTTTTCTATGGGGTTTCAACGTGAGCTTATATGTGGTAATAGTATTGTCAATTCTGCTATTATTGGTAGTGTGATGATAACTGATTGTGTTGTTAATCATCTCTCTGTATGGGCGGAGAAGGGGGTATATAATTGGGTACTTTCTAATGCTGTATTATTCTCGGAACCTATACCTGCAAAGGGAAAACTTTCTTTCTGGGATTTTGATGGACTGAAAGAAGTTACAATCGAGTGTCCGGAATGTGGCAGCCATGAAATCGCTATTGAAGATTACACGACAGCTCCATATCCAACGTATTTACATAGTTGCAATAAATGCGGTTATGTGATCATGGAAAGTGAGTGGGAAGTAGTATCCACATAGTTTACCTGTGATTAGTCTTTGAGTTCATTATCATTCTGTATTCGCAGTCTAATAGTCCGTTTATGCGAGGCTTATGAATAATATGTGATTCCGGATATTTTCTAAGTATTCCATTTTGTAGGAACCTAATAGTTTGATTTTGTTCTCTGATTACCACACTTAGTATTACGATGATAAAGATTAGTACTATATACCCAAAGGTGATTAAGTACACTATTTCTCTATTGAAATAGAAGAAGCTTTTGAATGATCTAAAGTTACTCATGTTTTGTATGTTAAAAATAAAAACGTGCCCAATTCAATAAATACACCCTTCGTAGAGGTGCGGCAAACAACCCAAGTAAGGAAGCATAGATATTAAACGGGCACGCATATTTGTGATAATACAAAACGCGAACACCGTTCAATCTATCACCTTACTTTGTTGAAAATTGCCGCTTTCTACAAAGGAGAGACTGAACGTCACAATGATACCTATTTGGTATCTGCCGCAAATATAACTAATTCTTTAAATTAATGTTGAACCTGGGTGCGTCTTTTTAAGATGCGCCCTTTATTTTTTGTGATGATGAAGAAAATAATTGTAACTGGTAGCGAGGGTTTTATTGGTAAAGCTCTTTGCCGAGAATTAGCAAAAAGAGGTGTTGAAGTCATAGGACTTGACCGAAAGTCTGGTAGTGAAGCTACGAAAGTATGCGAGCTTCTGAAGAATGAAGATATTGATTGTGTGTTCCATTTGGCAGCGCAAACCAGTGTGTTTAATGGAAACTTGGAACAAATCAGGAAAGACAACATTGATACTTTCATGCGAGTTGCTGATGCGTGTAATCTGTATCATGTTAAGTTAGTATATGCCAGTTCGTCAACTGCGAATCCGGAGAATACGACTTCCATGTACGGAATAAGTAAGTACTTTGATGAACAGTATGCATCTATCTATTGTAAGGCTGCGACCGGGTGCCGGCTGCATAATGTATATGGACCTAATCCGCGAA